CTGTAGTTACACGAACCCTAATGTTGTCACAAGGATTAACATTAGCCTCAAGATACTCAATACTGTTTATCTTGAAGTTAGGAATTTGAGCTTCGTTTGTAACCACAAAGCTAACTCCTGCATTTGAACCTTGACCAAGGAATTCTATGTTATCCTTCTTCGCAGTTATTAAAATAACATTTCCTCCAGTTACTTGAATTGTAAATAGACCAAGGTTGTTGTAGTCTGCCTCATAAGCTGGAAACCATTGTAGTAAACTCTTTCCTCCATTCGCATCTGTTCCTGACCACACCTCGAATACGCTTTTACCCGTTCTAACTGCAACACAACTCTCAACGTTGCTGATTGTTGTTGCACCTCCATTTATATCAAGGTCACGCCAAGCAAAATTTATGACCTCACCTATTTCTACCTTTCTAGAAAAGGTTAACTGTATCTTACTGAATGCCATTTATCAAAAGTCCTTTATATTTATTTTTCTTAAACTCAAACAGTCTGAACTGCCAAGTCTTACCTTCACTATCATTAAACTCGAAAATGCCGTAAATATTATCAGTCATTTCTGTTTCCTCTTCAAAGTTGGTGCTATAATTAAATGACAACCAAAAGTTCTTAAATGAAGACCTTTGTATAGATGCTATAGGAATATCCCTATTTGCAATCTCACCTTCTAGCGTAAACAACACATTTCCAACACCAGAGCCGAATGTAATCGTTTTATCCTTGTAACCTTGTAGACAAGCACCGAAATACGGCTCATGCCTTTTGAATATCTCAATTGGAGATAATCGTAGATTGGTAGCAGTTTTTGGTGAATACAATCCCGTTGGTACAGTAGAATAATCATCTTGCCAAACCCGTTGCTCGTAAATACCGTATTGTCCAGGCTTCATGTCTAAAAGAAATATGTCTTTATCGTATGAAGTATCCTCTGTAGGAAATGACTTGACTAACTTCCTGATTGCGAATACAAGACCAGTACAGTCAGCACGATATGTAGATAACTTCATGTACTGAGTTTCAGCACCAGATAATGGAGTTACCCAATTCGACTTTCCGTTAAATTCATCAAGACCAACGGCCTCTTCGTATTCCTCACCACCTTTCTCGTATCCTAGTTCAATTCCTTTTATTGAGAATTCTGTGCTTACTTTTAGCTCCAATTCTTTTGTGCTTACTGTTCGCTCGAGGAACGTTTTCTTATTGTTAAAGAAATAGTCAGTAGGCTCTATTCTAACAACTTCTTTAAAACCTATCTTCTCTACGACATATGAAACATTAAGAACAGTTCCGTAGCTCTCCATAGCGTCCTTGAATGACGTAGTAAGTGGTTTGTCTCTGAATCCCCTAGCGAGGAATCCCGAGGTAACACCAATGTAAGCACCTGGACCATCTTCAAGGTATCCAAGTTCCTTTCTACCAAAGTAGTCTGATTGTAATACCTGGTCTGTTCTTCCTGACATTATTCTGATAAGCCTCTCCATTAATTCAAAAGGAAGTATGCACTCACATTGCGTACCTTCCTCATAGCTATTGCTAATTATCTGAACATCAATCTTCTTCATTTCAAGCTCAACATCCTCTCCAAAGAATGATTTTTGGCTTACTGCCAATGCAACAGATTCTCCTTTTAGTATCTCAAAATCAGCAAATGTATTTTTGTATGTTATTGTCTTCCTTGTCATGTTGGAATCGTTTTGGCCACCATCAGGGTTAAGTGCCGAAACTAAAGGTATTCTTCTCTTGTACTTATATTGGGTTGACCCACCAGTATTACTAACATCCTCAAATATAAGAAGATACATATTTCCGTAGAAAAGCCTTATTCCGTTTATGTCGTTAGGCATAGTGTATTCAAGCTCAACGTCAATAACAAACTGATCTATAGTAACAGTTTCTTCGGAAACAGACCATAGCATATTCTGTGTGCTACCATTGAACGGCAACCCATTGTTCTGATTCTGAATCTTGTAGTTTGTTACATCTGCAGCATCAACATGGGAATCTGCATATAAGTCCATTGGAAAAGTAGTATAGAACTCAGTATCACTACCAGAGTGTGGTGTAAGCAACTTTTCGTCACCTAGCCTAACACCGAATTTAGACACCAATAAAATATCCTTACCAATTATGTTTACAAGCTCAGTATTCAATGCTCCTATCTCAGTTCCATCTATTGCAGTTTCCCTGATAACCTCCACCTTCTCGCTTTGATATCCTTTGATCTTCCCAGTTAAATCAGATTCAACTGCATTCACTTTTATCTTACCATTCTTTTGAGAGAATGTATATCCATCAAGAAAAGCAATATACCTTGTTATCACCTCTTGTTTTGTTGGGTGAACTATCTTTTTCCTAAGAACTATCTGAGCCTCAAGGCCATAGTTTGCATATATCTGTCTAATGATATCAGCACCATCTCCAAAGAATTCTAGGTTTGTTGAATACTTTGTTACCGTAGTGAAGTTCTTGTCACTTCTCTTAAGTTCCATAAGGTCATCCTTCCAACCAATCGGCTCTTCGATAACTATTGGCTCAGTTAATGATTCATGTCCTAATGTGTATTCAACCAACTCGTAAGGTTGTGCTAAATTCAAACTCATTATAAGAAGTTTTTAGTATAATTAATATCGCTTAATGCTTCTCTAACGGCATCGCCAACGGCTTTATTGTCGTTTACAATCCTAGTTCCATTAAGTCCTTTGGATATTGTTTCTAGCATAGCGTTCTTAAATGCTTCATCAAAAGCTCCCTTGTCAGAAACCATTATCGATGACATTTGAACTGGACTTATCATACCTTGCTGAAGTAGAGCTTGTTGAGGTATAGTTCCGATGAAACTCTCCAAATCTTTATGAACCAAGTCACCTTTATTCATGTGAACCAATTTATTCCTTCTACTGCTAAGTTCTAGTGAACCATCCTTTCTTTCAAGAACCTCCATGCTTCCACCGTCATTTATAAGAGCCGTTCCTGAGTATGTTCCCTCTAAGTGACCGTCCTTAAATGCTGGTATTGATTGAGCAAGTACCGTTGCAATTTGAGCAGCTCCAATGCCTATGATAAATGGAATCCAACTTAATGATGCACCAAATGTAGCTGGACCCATTGCAGAAGCCTCAGCAACACCCATAGACGTACTTAATATAATCTCACCAATAGCAATGGCCTGGGAAATAAGAAACGCTTTTTTCTCTTCTGCTCTCTTCTTCTTCTCTAACTCCTTGAGCCTCAATTGTTCTTCCTTATCTAGCTCCTTCTTCCTTTGCTTTTTAGTCTCTTCGTCTTCAATTTCAGAATCGATAAGCTCACGTTGTAAGTCATATCTCTCTTGAAGTTTTTCCATTTCAAGGTCGATTGCCTCTATTCTTGCACCGAATATTCCATCAACTAACCCTTGAGCCAGGTCAATTCCAGAGAAAGCTAAATCACCTTTAAGGTCTCCAAGCCTCTCAACTGCTCTATCGTATTCGTCCATACTGACTGATACGGTTTCAGCTATCTTGTCTGCATTACTCTTATAAGCTGCTCCGATACCCATTAGGTAATCGATTTGCTTTTGATACAATTCGTTTTCCTCTTGAAGTTTCTGAACAGTAGCTCTATCTTTCCCAAAACCTATTAATTGATTATTGTATCCTATGAGAATCTTTAACCCATTAATAGTATCAGGGTCAACGTCTTCTAGGTAGAATGGCTTTTCACCTTTTTTACTAGCCTTTTTATCTGCCTTGTCAAGAGTAACTATTGTTTTGTCTAATAGCATTTGATTCGATTTATAAAGAGAGTTAAGCTCCTGAGAGTTTTTTATCAATTTATCAGTCCAACCATTAACTGCACCTGCACTAGCTGCGGTTGAGGTTGCCAACATACCCATGTTATTTGCTGAACGAACAGTATCATCATTAGCTGCTTCATTCAATGACTTTTGAGCATTTGCCGTATTCTCTATAAGTTCAGGTCTTTTAGCCTCAAGTTCTAAAATCTTGGCCATATTCTCTTCAATCTTCTTGGCTGCAGCCGATGCCAAAGCTCTTTCCATAATAGCTTTCTTCAAATCCTTTTCAGCATCCGTAAGTCCATTTGTAAGTAGCTCCATATCAGTAAGGTGCTTAATATCATCACCGTACTCCTTTCTTGCCTGGGCAACAACCTCCATTCGCTCCTTCTCGGTTTTGCTTAGGTCTGTTAGAGACTTTTGGAATATACTCATTTTAGCTATACCTCTTCCGGCTTCAGCATATGATTCTGTAAGTACGTTATTCATATCATCAAGGGCAACTTTTGCAGAATCTATACCTCTTGATGTATCCCACCATTCTTGACCCATTTTGAACAATTTTGGGCCCAGTATAGTGATTGCAAGAATAACCAATGAGATAAGTGACTGCATAGAAAAGAAAGCTTTCCCAACTGATCCAAGAACACTCTTTGTTTCCTGACCACTAGCTTTCAACTCCTTGTTTGTAAGTATCAATCTGTTTACTTCATCCACAAAAATAGGAATGTTGTTCGACAATGCCATAAAACCAGTTTGAACAGAGTTAAGGAATGCAGGAGATTCCCTTGTTAACTGTGCTACAGAAAATCCTAAACTGTCAAATGCAACACCTGTTCTTTTTGATGATATACCTAGTTTATTTTGACCAGCAGCTACTGCCGAATATGTTTTCTGATTCTTCTTTAATTGAAGTTCAATTTGCTTTAGGTCTAGCTCTTCTTGTGCATTGAGCTTACCCATTGTCGCTTTCTTCGTTATTAAACTGTTATAAGCTGCAAGGTTCTCTCTTTGAGACTTCTGTAGTAAATCGTAAGCACTTACCTCACCGTTTATGGTGTTATTCAATTGCTTATTTAATTTCAATACATTGCCTTGCTCCTTTGCCAATTGTGCAGATAACTCTGTATTCGTCTTTAGAGCTTTAGCTAGTTTTTCTTGACTTGTAACATCTACCCAACCAGCTTTCTTTCCCAACCCGGTATTTGATATTGTCACAATTTTACTCTCAATCGCATCCAGCTGAGACATTAACTTATCGACTTGAGCCTGAGCCTCTTTCGATACAATCAGATTTATTGCACCTTCTGCCATTACTTCTTACTTTTATTTAACCTTTTTCTCTTCTCTTTTTGCATCTCATCATGCATCAATGTTATCATTACCCACTTTTCTAAAACGGTTTTATGAACATCTATTGCAATGTTTAAAGAATTCTCAAATAGAACAACGTCTTTATAGAGATTATATTTGGGTGCTTCCTCTTCCTCTTCCTCTGTTTTAAACAGTTCCTTGTTCTTATTTTTCGTGAACTCTATTCGGAATTTCAACTGATTAAGCTTCTTTTTACAAGCCTCCGGATCTTCCACATTATACTTCCACTTCCCTATTTCCATTTTAAGCCTTTCTGACGGACGAATAGAATAAAGTGATAGGAGACTGCCAACAATCTCTAATTCTTGCAACATCTCGCTAATTTGAGCTATTATGATGTAATTATTGCTATTTACTTTGTCACCTAACAGTTCATTGTAAGCAGATGTGATATCAAACCACAATTGAGCTAACATATCCTTCTCGTCTTCTTCGAACTCGATAGGGTCGTCATCAATGTTAAATCCCTTTACGAGCCAGGATAATTCTTTGGTGTTTAGGATTTGATAAAAATTAAATATTGGTAGTGACTTTACAGACTTAAAGTATTTTCTTCCTGATTCTTTCAATTAGTTCTGGTGCGATTATATCCCAATTAACAATCTCTTGATTGTCAGGAGTCAAACCAAAGATGGATGAACCTCCATTTTCCATGAGAAGTTTTCTCCCTCTACTGTTTGTTGTTATGTATAAGTTTGTTCCTCTAATATAGGCCTTGAATCCGTAATAAGATTTTCCGGTCCAGAATAGGTTGTATGTTTCTCCACCATCCTTAATCATCCCCGTCATATCCGCAGGTGGGTCATCATAGTATTTCTTCATTGTAGACTTTGCGTACTTGTCAAGTGGGTTTCCTTTAGCGTCTACTCCCTTTATGAATATCTGATCCTCTCTGTTGAGGTCAACTATTATTTGCTCCTTGTCTTTTACGATATCAGCAGTGAGTGACCTAATATCCACCTTCAATAATCTTTTCTTAAGGTCACTTACTGTTGACATAACAAACAATCAAAACAAACAAAACAAACAATATAAAAAAAAGGAGATAGCATCCCATCCCACTTTCGTGGCGTGACAAACACTACTATCTCCTTTCAACTTTTTATTAAGCTGCTACTGCGCTAACAGAACCAGAAAACAAAATTCCACTCACATCAACAACATCAACTGCATCAACTGAATCGTGAAGTGTAACGTCAACAGTACCAGCAGTAACGGTTACTGACAATGTATAGAATCCGTTTCCGTCTTCAGATACAGTAGCTGCGGTTACTACACCACCAAGTCTAACCTCAATGTCAGAAGTTACTAATCCTACGATAGGAGTACTCTTGTCATTTGCTAAAACTTGTAGTGAAATTTCAACATCACTAGCTGCAGGTGGAACTGCTCCGTTAGTATCAGCGAAAGAAAGGTAAGTTCCATTTACACCGTCAATTTCTGTAGGTGCAAAGAAATCAAGCTCAGATGCTTCGATCCAAGTTACACTTTTTCTTTCACCAGGTTGTGTCAATTGAACTTCAATTGCTTTACCTTCTGATTCAGAACCAGTGTTCCAAGTCTTAGACTTCGCTAACAATAATCCAGCTGACCATCCAGCTAAATCTCCACTTTTGTCGATACCAAGAATGTTACCCATCTTGTCAACAACCAATACATCAAAAGCTCCGAAAGAAGTTAACTTCTCAATAGCCTTTTCGTATTCCAATCCTTTTTTGTATGTGAACATCAAAGATGTCAAACCTTTTCTTGCAAGGTCATTAACACCAGTCACAGACGTTTCAAGTACATCATCTTCATTGATAGGCTCAAAACTGAAAGAGTTAAGCAATGGTATTGCTACTCCAGTTTTAATCAAATCAAGCAAGTATGCCTTGTTGAAGTCCGTAGCTGCTGGAACTTTGAAACCCTTCTTCAAAAGGATGATACCATCAGGCAATCCAAATTTGAATGGGCATCCAAAAGAACCTACACTAGCCAAAGCTGCATCACTGCATTTCGAACTTTTTCCTAAGATATCTTCTAAAATCATTTAATTAAATTTTTATTGATTAATATTCTCTTTTGCTCTAAAGTAAGATATAAGCCTGAGCCTACCTCATAGAATTTCCCCTTATATTTGAAAGGTTTAATTGCCTTACAATATGTTTTCTTCTTATCCATATGAAAATGGTTTTAAACAGTCATTATTAAATTTAACATCTACATCGAACTTAATAGCGTCCCAAATTTCACTTTGTTCCTGGGCCTTATCCGAACCGTAATTATAAAACTTTGTAATCTCGAATTCTCTACTTTGCAAAAGAGTTATATTGGCTCTTTCCAATGCCTTTCTCAAGTTCTCAAGAACTGGGAAAAGAACATCCTTAAAGGTTGAATTTAACCTTACATTGTTTAATAACGTTGAATCGAATCCATATGTTGCGATTTTAAAGGATAGAGAGGCTTGAACCTCAGACTTGTCACTATTGTGCTTCTCTTCGAAACTAGTCTCTAACCAAACTAAAGGATATTTCTTCACTTCTTGTTTAAGAAATAAATCTAAATCCTCGGCCAAACCAAAATCGAATACCATTGGAAATGATACATTATCGATCTCTATGCTCGGCATAGTTGCAACCAATTCTTTTACCCTATCTTCTATCACTATCATATTCCGAAACTATTTGCTGATTCATAAAATTTGAATACAACATCAGAATAAACTGACTCATTTTCTGCTAAGAATCTGTACAATGAGATTTCTGTGTTATTAAAATTACTGAGCGAATAATCAACACTATATAAGCCATTCTTGTTAGAGATTCTCGGATACTCATCAAAACCTTCGCCTTGATATTTCTCTATGAATCCATTCCACGCCTCTGCTATCCTAGGAATTGATGAATGCGTCTCAGCAGTCTTCGATTGCTCCTTAACCATACCGTTACCAGCAAAGGTTCTAGAAGTATCATTTAAGAAGATTGCGAACACATAATCTGCAATTAAACTGTACTTAAAAGTACCGAGGGTATATCTTAACCCTTCCCATTTCACTAAAGTACCCGACCCATTGGTATACTCCTTTCCTCCAACTAAATCAAGCCATCTTTGTTCACTAGCTGGTATTAAAGTACCATCCGGATTAAATACTTGAATGAAAGATTTCCACGCTGAATAACCTAAAGCATTAACCATAACCTCCTTCTCATATCTAACGATGTACTCGTCCAGGTTTACTTGATTACCTTGTCTGTCTCCTAGAGGGACGAGGTTTTCCTGAACATTTGGTACATTTAGGTTTCCCTTAAAATATGATTTGTCGATTATCATTATTGCTTATTTTTTGATTACTCTTTTGGCTTTTACCTTAGGTGTTTCCTTCGCTTCTTTCTTATCTTTAGGCTCAAAAGTGCCTCTCTCAATAAGTATTTTAGCCAAGGAGTCAGGAAGGTCGATTATTTCACCGACCCTCACATGACCACCTTTTTTTATTGCTCTAATCTCCACGCTTTAGATTATATCTCTAGTGCGGTTAAGGCAGCTGAAATACTTGCTACTTTCAAGTAAGCAGGTTTTTCGCTATCTTTGATTAATAAACAAGTTCTCTTTCTAGCTTTAAGAGTCTTAATATCTTGAGTAAACTGAGTACCAGTGTATCCAACAGATAAAGAGTATCCTTCGGCTGCGTCATAGATTCTACCGTAACGAGAATCGCCAATGTAAAGTACGTTAGCTGCAACGTTGTTGTTCTCAATAACTGTAATACCATCGATAATACCACCGTTTGCACTCACAAATGGAGGCATAATGTAGTTATTGTTGGCATCTTTCTCTAACTTGTATTTGTTAATCTCAGTAAGATTCATCATTACAAAGTTAGGTTGGAATTTATTTCCTTTACCAAATACGATAGTTTCTCTAAGAATAGGAATCAAGTCATAAACGGTAGCATCAGTAAGACCTCTGTTTACTGGAGTAAATACTGGAGCAGTTGCGTCTAAACCAAGAAGTTCAGCACCAGTACCATCACCATTCAACAATTGATCGTCTAAAGCCAACTCAACGTTGTCAGACAAGAACATTTGAATTTCACCAGCGAAACGAGACTGATCTACTACAAACTCTTCAGTTACCGGAATAGTATCTCCGATTTTCTTCATAGTGATAGATTTCTCTTCCCAAGCAACAGTAGACTCAGGGAAAGCAACACCTTCTGCAACGGAAGCAGCAGCTCTAGCAGTAGTAGCGGTATCCCAATCGATATAAACGATAGTACCAGCTGAATCTTTACCTATAGAAACGTGTCTCCAAAGGTCACCCATTACCATTCTTCGTGCATCTAAAGGAACAAGCTCATTGTCTCTGTAAGAACGGGTAGAAGTAACGGCAGATACAGTAGCAAGTGCTTTTGCAGAAACGTTAAATTCGTGAACATCCATTCTGTTAGATTTTACTGCTTTCACAGTAGCATCGTGATTCTCTTTGATAACGGATAAAAGGTTATCTTTCTGAGATTCTTTTCTTGCGTTTTTAAGTTCGCCAACTTGTAAACCAATCTCTTCGGCCAATTCCTTAACCTCAACAATTGAATTCATTACTTCACTTAAGGTCTTTCCTTCGAAAGCCTTGCCAATAGCTGCAGAAATATCTTCTTTACTAGCTTTAGCCTCTACCATTGACTTGAATTCATCAAGTTTAGCGTTCAAATCATTTGCTCTTTTTTGAGCCAATTCTAATTCAGTCATTTTTTTACGAATTATAATTTAACATTATTTAAAAACTCATTCAACTCCAACAAAGCCTGCTTATTTGCTTTCTCTTCTGTCGATTCCTGCGTCTCGGCATGAGTGGACTTACCCGGCTCACTAGCATAAAGGATAGGAGTGACGCTATTCGATCCCTCAAGAACCAAACTCCCTTCCTTGTATATTTTCGCTTCATGGACACCAAAAAAGTATCCTTCTTTTGCGACTTCTTCTTTATTAGCAATTTTCCCTATGTGCTTATCATAGTAGGCCTTTTCTTCTTTATAGTGTTCTTCGTCTGAATCAATGCCCATTTCTATTTTAACGTAAGCCATCCTGATGGAGTTTTCTACTGGCAATTTGTTCTCAATTGCGTATACTGCATCCTTGTTTGCATACTCTTGGAGTTTTACTTTGTAAATAAGTGCCTGAGTACTCCCTTCAAGATCGCTTCCTAAGTCCTTAAACGCAAACTTGTGCGTGAATATTTCAACATCCTTTGGATAGGCTATGATTTTTCCTATTTCGAGGGTGTGATTAAGAGCATAAAACGTTTTCCCACTTTGTTCAGGGATGCTTTTATCCCAGAGGCCATCAAAATGAACATCTTTGTGACTATCCATAATATTGGTGGTGTTAATAACAGGATAGTAGTAACCACCTTCACCTTTAAACTCAACTTTTCCTTTGATTGTTCCATTTTCTAATTGTTTGTTGACTAGCTCAGAATTAATAGAAATACTTTCGCTATTCTTTATTACAGACTTCTTTAACGCTAAAATGTTCTCTTTATTTGCTTTTAACTGAGCAAACATCTCACCTTTAGAGTCAAATTCTTTATTTAATACTAAACACTTTATCATCACTTAACTTTTTATTACTACTTCACTTTCTATTAACTCAACCTTCTCTTTTAATGCTGAATATATGGGGTGAGGATCCTCCTTATCAAAATCATCAAATTCCTCCATGTTTTTTAGCTTACCCTTAAGTATCTTAATCACTTCTTTTTGGTATTCTTCTTTTGACATTACCATAATGTTTACATTTTATCTTTCCATTCGAAATATTCCTTCTTGGCCTCTTGTGGTGTGAAAATAGTCGCATCAACCATTTGTTTAACACCTGACATGATTGATTTCATGCCTAGAGCTTTAGACTTTTCGATCTCCCTCATAATTGGAAGGTGGTCGTAAGTACCAACGAGCTTAGTCCCGAATTTGTTGTTAATTGTTTCTGTGAAATCGTTCATTTCTACCTGAATCTTCTTTTGTATGAAGTTCACTACTGCTTTTGCCTGGTTCTCAAATGTAGAACTAGAGCCAGAAAGTGAGTACAACTCAGGTGGAATACCAAGGGAGTTAACTATTATCTGACCATCGGATACCACCGACTGGTCAAGGCCTAAATCAGCAAGATTTATGTGTAAAGACTGCCATGCAAGGTCGGAGTTCGTTATTACAGTCCGACTCTTACCGGATCCCAGGCCATATTTCCCACCGTTGAGTTTTCGGTCAATATCACGTTGTTCAGTCTTCTTTAACGGAATTTTTGCCATATTTCCCTGCGTCTTATTGATGAAAAGCTCTTTTCCGTTGCTTTCTATTACAATATTCTTTGCATCGAATGATTTCTGTACGTTAACCAGTGGTTTCAGGATAGATTCAAGTCTAGATGGAGAAATCCACATATTTTCCTCACTAGTTGTCTCATCTATACCGTTTGCAAGGTCATAATAGGTCAAAATATCGGCAAATCTTATGCTAATGTTCTGATTGTATTCGTCATATTCGAAGGTTTTTGCCAATTCTTCGCTCTCTTGAGCCATGGTCATAGGTAATTTCGTCTTGAAATCCTCTTCGAATTCGATTAGATTAGGCTTAAGGTTGTATAACATCTTAATCCTCTCTGGTGACATTCTAGTTCCGGCAATGACGGGATACTGATAAACCCATCCACAAACGTACTTAAACCATATGAATTGCTTCAAAAAGTCATCCCTAGTCTGAAAAATGTTAGGTTTGTTAAGTAATTTTATGATTGGTGTGTCATCCTTTCCGTTTTCAGTAAAACGAACCATCGAAAAGTAATCAGCAATTAGCGATATACCAGGCATAAGTATCGGATGTGCATAAGCCATCTTCAATTTATTGGCCTCGTCACCCCAGTCTGCTTGACTTTTTCTTTCTTCGTAGTAAGGAGTTCCATTAACGTCTCTTGTTACTCCCCAATTTCCCCAATTAAAAAATCCCATATCTAATATTGTGATAAATCATCTATTAATATTTTAGCTCCAGTGATACTATCAGGTGCATCATCGTGCTTATTCTCTTTCTTGTCTTTATTGTATCTAAAGAATTGCCTCATAGCTAAATCATACATTCCACCAGTAGGAACATCATTCCTAAATACAAACTTCATCCTCACGCCTGCAGCGTGGGTAACGATCCTAGTATGTTTGTTGTTTTTCTCATGGATGAACATTACTGTAGTATTTTCTGGAACCATATCGTTCAGGGTTGTTGCGAAAACACTTCCAACACCGTTACTCTCTACTCCAACATAATCTAACTTATGGTGCTTAATGTACTCAGCACACGCCGGTAGTGTTATACTTGAGTTATCTTCCGTAAAATACCAATCTACAACATAATAAAATTGTCCTATTTGATAGACGATAGGGAAACTTAAACTATCCATACCTCTGTCTGCTACATCTATAAACCCAAATTTGGCTGCAATATTGTCAAGATTCAAGTCTTCATATGAGAATTTCTGAAAATCCTTCTCATGGAATAATGCTCCCTTAACAAATTTAGTCCAATGCCCAAGTGCAACCTGACAGTATTCGTCATAGTCAGTCTCCTTCATACGGTTGAATTCCCTAAGTACTGATTGAGGTACGAAGTCAGGATTCAAATCTAAATATGTCGTATGGATGTAAAGTACGTTATCTTTTATTCCGTTCCATTGCCCGGGAACACCTCTCTCCAAAAACATCTTCTTGTAAATCCAATGCTCATCGTCAGGTGGGTTAAAGGAAAGTATACTAATGTTCTGATGCGATTGTGTTCTTATCGATAAGTATATTTTGTTGAATGTCTCGTAGTCAGGCACTTCCTCTGCTTCGTCAACCACAAAACAACTAAACCCTTCCAGCGACTTAAGTGCTGCCGTCTGATTTCCAGATGAGGTTTTCATACCCCTGAAAGTAACAGAACCACTATTCTGCTTTGCGTTCTTTGGTAGTACCTTATTCTTAACCGTCTTGAACTGATCGTCATAATTCATAATTGACATCTTATCCATAAAGTTAGGAATGATACTATCCTCTGCCGAGGTTAATGTGTACCTGGTAAATAGCGTCTTGTAATC